TATCATCTACATCTTTATTAAAAACAATACCATACCCTCTACGCCCAGGTAAATCCTCAAAGGATGTATACACCTTCATATTTTCTTTACCGAAACACGTCGATGGTAGATAAATATGACACTTCCCAATCATATTTTTATTCCGCGTCGATGAAACTGTACCACCGTCAGACATCGAGTATATTTTTAAATGCGTATCGTCCATCTCCCGGATCGTGTATTTCGGATTTTCTGTGTATTTAGACCATATTTGAAATACCCCGTTAACTTTCGTATGTTCTCCGTCGGGTGAATGAAACAGTCCTGATACTTTCTCACTAAATATGAGATTGTATTTCGATACCCTTTTCCGAGGAGATCCTTTACCATCACTCTCGAACAATTGAGGGAGTATCAGACACACGTAATCAGAAAAATCGTACGAGTGGTTTATAAAATTAAGTGCTAAATGCCCTCTCAAGCCAAAAGGCGGATTCCCGAAAACTATATGTTTTTGGTTTAAATCGTCCGGTTTCCACGTTAGGTAATCGCGTTTTATAACACCCGGGTATCTAGGTTCGATATCTATACCAATAGTATTATTTGGTAAAACTTTCATAAAACTACCGTCTCCCGCAGATGGTTCTATAAACGTATATTTATTTATATCAATAGTAACAATTTCGTTAAACCTTTTCCAACACTTTTCTGCCATATCATTTGGCGTAAAAAACTGGTCTTTCTGTTTATACGTAAAATGAGTATAATCTATATCCCTACCTAATACCTTATGTAAATCAAAAGTATAATTCAATGGAACGGAGCGTAATAAAATCCATCTGTTTATAGTACCATTAACTATATTTAGTTTTTTAGCTATATCAGATACAGAATGATCTTTGAGACATTCTTGGAGTAATTCATACGTCATGTATAATATTCTTATCGTATCTTTAACTATAATTTTAATGTAAGTTTATGGTAAGATGATAATCGCGTTACTTCTCATTATCATAAACGTGTATATATACACCAACACAAAACAAACAGATAAGGTAAAAGAAATACGGGAAAAGTATAGAATTCTCAGAGAACATATAAAAACCACAGGGCACGAGGAATTTGAAATTTTACGTCACGAAATACCATTAACAATGTATCACAGAACAAGGGGACACATTGGATACAACACGAATAAAGGTAACGAAATTGGGTTATGTTTAGATGGCGATACGAATGAAATATTCCACGTATTAATACACGAACTCGCACACTCAACAGTCGATGAGTATTCACATAGTAAAGAGTATTGGGCTAATTTTAAAAAATTAAGAGACATGTGCGTCCAACTCGGAATCTATAAAGAAATACCCAACAAAACACAATTTTGTGGTAAACACGTCCAGGATAAATAATCTAATGTAAATGTAATAATGTCAGCGACAAAAGTTGATTTAGCAAAAGCTATTTTATTATGGAACGGAATTCTATCTTTATCCAGTATACCACTACTCGCGAGTGAATACTGGTCTAATGTAATCTTTTTATTGATTGTTATACCTAACGTTTTGGGTATGATGCCAAGAGGCGGTAAAGTATGGGGTCGTCTTTCCCTGGATATGCCATTTCTTTTGGTATCGACTATACTAGGTTTACTTTTTACACTTGCAATTACAGAAACGAACGAAAATGTGAAAGAAGACTTTGTTAGATATGGTAAAAATACACGGAGTACAGTGGCTGTTGTTGGACTTCGAGCATTAGGATTAACCATTGGTTTTATAATTGCTTATATGTTATTTGGTGGTGATAAAATGTATTCCCACTTTAATTCTGATTAAGCGTATCTTTTATACAAAAAGAATGCTATGGCGGCGACTGCACCTGTCGAAGCCAAACCAACGGCACTTCGGTTCCCTTGATCGTTAAGGAATTGTGGTACGAAATTCGCGAGTTTTTCTTGAACTGGCTTACTAATCGCTATCGCAGTACAAACAGCGACCACGAGAGCTTGGAACTGGTCATCGGTTAAATTAAATGGATTTTCACTAGACGTACTTTTTTTCGCTTCAGTTGGTTGTTGAAGACCCATCATTGGCGCCTGCGCTTGCGCCTGTGTCATTCTTGGATCAACAGCCATCATTGGTGGCTCTAAGGGTGCTTCTGGTTGCATAACATCTTGAATTGGAGTAGAGTCCATGGTACTTTGTTTAAAATCAATATTTTTTTCAGATACAATATTCGGCGGTTCTATAACGGGTGGTTGTTTATTTTCAATAAAATTAGTAGACATGTTATTATTTAATGCTACCATACCATCGCTATTATCTGAAAGGTTTAAAGTACTCACGTCGGTTGACATTTATATGTATAGAGTTTTTTGATTTTTTACGTTTACGCATTAGCCTGGGTTATTGTCGTAAAGTATAATTAGGATATAAACACCCAAACGTTTTTATAATTCTAGGTAAATCATTTAATTCATCGTAACCACACATATCGTGATCTATATAAACTGTTTTCGATTCATGACACACGTCAACCAATACACGGTACCCATCATCACCCTTCGTTACGTATTTTTCTTTGTCGTCACTCGTATATTGAGGTGGTACCAAAAAACTTGGTGCTGGTAATGGGAATATATTTAATGCTGAATTTAATCGTCTAGAGAAAAGTCGTATCATTTCTTCTTAATAACTTTTAATGCAGTTGTTTTTTTAACTGTGTTTCTATCACCCATTTTCATATTACCATGTCTGGGATTAAACATCTTTTTGTGTGTTTGCCAATACTGAGGAGCACCTACCTTAAAATTTTTACGAAGTGTCGCTTTATACCAAAACACACAGTCTTCTATTCGATTACTCTTAGACGTATTATCTAAAACTAAACATTCGTAATTTTCTGTACACGAATCCATTACTTTATTAAACATCTCGAATGTTGGAAAAATACCAAAGAATGATTTATACAATTTCTCCCGATTTTGAATTATATTTTCACGTAAAATAAACACGTAATCTACATTTGCTCGAAGAGCAGGGGGGAGATCCATACAATATTGCATAGTTAACATGAAAAATATCTTCCAGTGTCGTCCATTCATAAAACACTGTCTAATACACGTATCTTTCATGAACTTCGAATCGTACATACAATCATCTAATAACAGGAATGCCCCGCAATTTGTTTTACCTGCACCGACCAACTTTCTTTGCCTTTCCATTACGCGTTCTATAGCTTCTCTATCGTAATCACCGTATATGAAAAGATCGGGTATATACTGTTGATAATAATGGTTACCTTCTTCTGTGGCGGATAAGACTATTCCTGCTGGTAAATGCTTCTTATGATAAAGGATATCAGTAACAAGTGTTGATTTACCCGTATTACGTTTACCTATAAAAACACAAACTTTATCGTCTGCCATGTTTTCAGGTTTGAACTTTCTCAATTGAAGATTCATCTACCATAACGCCTCGTTTTAATTTATAAAATTTTACTCACATAGAGTAAGAATGGCTGGTAAATTAAACCTTGCCGCCACTGGTATCCAGGACCAATGGCTTACTGGTGAACCCAAATTTTCATATTTCCTGATGAATTATAAACGACACACAAAATTTTCAATAGAAGCCATAGAAACTCCGTTTAATGGCGACCCCGATTTCGATGCTTCGTTCGAGTGTAACATACCAAGGAATAAGGGTGATCTGATTAGAAGTATGATGCTTAAATTTACTTTACCCAGACCTACAGTACCAGATAAAACATTTACAGTTTCGGAATCAGGTGGTAAATTTTTGATCGATGGTGTCGAACAGGCAACACTTACACTTTATGAAGGTGCAACGTATACTTTCAACAACGCAAGTCATCCAACACACCCGTTTAGATTTGCTGCAGGATCACTCGATGGTAACCCACCCGATGATTTACCACCTGTTGACGGTGTCGGTACTGATTACAATTATAAGAGGTACTCAAGTTTGGATACATCAACACATTACGTGTATAAACTATGGTTAAATTCGACGAACGACTGGCTTAATGCAACAGCAACAACCAATACGATACGAGTTTTAAAAGTAGATCCATTTACCTGGTCTGATAATGATACAAGTGATAATTTCCCAACTGTTATTGATACTACAACGTACCCCGGTAAAGTATCTCTGAGACAATCTAGTGGTGAAGTTTATAGATTTAGTGTACCACTGTTTGGAGATTATACAACAGATGTTACGAACCCGAGTACATCTACGGTTACTTTTACACCGTCATATAGTTCGAGTACACCATCAAATTTATACTATTATTGTGAGAACCATACCGGTATGGGTGGTCAAATAGACATTAAAATAGTAAGTTACAGGGAATCTATAGCCGCTCAGATAATAGACTACGCCGATTTACGTATCGGTGGTCAAACTATCCAACGTTTAACGGGGGATTACATACACATGTATAACAATATACACAGTAACGAAGATGATATAAAACAAACACTTTACTTCTTATCTGCACACGGAAATTACATCAACGTAACACAGGACTGGGATTATAGTATTTTATTACCCTTTTACTTCTTAAGACATCCAAGTTTAGCACTTCCTGTATGTGCTCTAACTAAACAACAAGTTCAAATCGAATTAAAGTTTAAAAAAATGGAAGATGTTACTATATCATACACGAGATCTAATGGTACTATATCAGATCCACCGTCGGGTGTTTCAACATCAATCAAAAAAGTATCGTTGGTTTCCGATTTCTTTTTCATAACCGAAAACGAAAAAAGTTTCTTATCAACACGACCAATCGAATACGTTATGACACAAATTCAAATGTCACAATTTAAGTTTAACCCGGGTGTATCTAAAAAAGCAGGTATGTTAAATTTTAAACACCCGGTAAAAGAAATGTTTTTTGTAGCGATTAGTGACGATGTACATAAATACGAAACAATAAAACAAGTTACAATGAAATTTAACAATAATACAATCATCGACGCAGATACTTTAATGTTATGTTACGAACAACCATTGAAATATTACACGGGAATAACGGACGGTAATTTCGGTGTATATAGTTTTTCAATGAATCCCGAAACGTATTACCCTACGGGACAAGTTAATATGAGTAGAATCGCACACAATTTAATAGAAATAGAACTCGATACCCCAAACGCTAATTTTGGTCACAAAGTGTATGTATATGCAGTGAACTATAACGTTTTAAGAATAGAAAGCGGACTTGGTGGTTTAAAATTTTAGTGAGTTATACTAGTAATGGCTGGTCGTGTTCAATTAGAAATATCTGGTCCACAGGACGCCTTTTTTACGGATGATCCAGAATACACATACTTCGTAAAAAATTTTCAAAAACATACTAACTTTGCACCTTTTTTTAAAGATTTAGACGTGGAAGGTGAAATGGAATTTGGTAACACTATAAGGTGTACCATACCACAAGATCAAGGTGATCTTCTCAAAACCGTGAGTTTGAAATTTGAATTATCTAACATACAACAAAACCTAGTGAGTTGGGCTACAGGATTAGGTTACGTCGAGTCTATAGGACACGCTATTATTGAGTATGCAGAAATATTAATTGGCGGTAAAACAATTCAAAGAATACCAAGTGATTTTTTAGCAATTTATTTCGATAATTACGTATCACATACAAAACAAGAAAACCTTGGTAAACTTATTGGCAAACCACCGGGTGAATTATCAGGTACACGATGTCGTCATCCAAGTATAGCAGGATATTTAGGAAACGCTACATCTAACCAAAAATTTTTCGTCGATATTCCTTTTTACTTTTACAATAATCCCGAACTTGCCATTCCGGTATTTGCGATAGATAAACAGGAAATTGAAATTGTTATTAAACTTAGAGAACGTAGTGATTGTATTATAGGGTATAAAACTTCAGATCCAGACTACGTATTTTATACAGGTGATCTTGTAACAACAAAAGGTCTCATTAAGGACATGAAAATAACGACCGAAATGGTGTCGTTAGTACAAGACGAAAAGGATAAGATAAAATCTAAAAAGATAAATTATGCAATTACACAAATTCAAGAAGTTAAGAATAGAATACCCCAAGATGCAAATAATAACAATTTAGTACATACAACGCACAGACTTGATTTTAAACATCCCGTAAAGGAACTCTTTTTTATAATACAAAGAATGAAAAAAACAGTGAACAGTTGGATGGTTACTAATTTTGATTACGATTCAGAACACCAAGTATATGCTGCTACTAACTTATATACGAATCAAGAGCATTTACAAAATCTTTCTTTAACATTGGACGATACCGATGTTATTAGTGGAGCATCCGGTGAGATTATAAATTTACGCGCGGTTCAAAGTGGTGTACACCATACGAGAACGCAACTTTGTAGGAGATATTATTCGTATAGTTTTGCCTTAGAACCTGAACGTTGGTACCCAACAGGTCAAATCAATTTTAGTTTAATTAAAGACCAGATACTTAAACTTACAACATTACCAGATCAGGATCTAGAAAGAGAACTTAGAGTTTTGGCACAAAGTTATAATATACTCCAAGTGGAGAACGGTATTGCAAAATTACTCTACTAAAATGTCAATTCAAAAAGAAAATGAAGCAACTTTACTCCTACAAGAACAATTACAGGATTCTGCACTAGATGTTATACAACCAATTTTAGAAAAGGCAATGGTACTTGCAGCAGGGTACGCAAAGGCGTGTGGACGGGATACGCTTCTAGGTGAAGATATGGAATATGCCATGAAATACTGCGCCATGCACGAAGTTGGTAAGAAGTTAGGATCACACTTTCCAGAAATATACGAAGAAGACTCCGATAGTGACAATTTAGAAGATGAACTCGAAATTATCGATGAAGATGAAGAAGATATTGAATTCACAAGGTATTCGGGTCGTGAATACAAATATGTTAAAATAAACATGGCATACGACAATTGGAACGATTGGGTGCCGAAAAATCCGACAGAACAGATGTTAAAAAATGCTATAGATAGTAATGAACACCTCTAATTTAGATGGTTCTGATATCGAAACGAAGTATTTTAAAATAACAGGTGATAGTTCAGATAGTGAGAGTGAATTATCCGAATCAGATACCGAATCGGAAACCGAATCAGAATCTAGTAGTAGTTTATCAGGACACAATGGTAAAATCAAAATGCTTAGAGGATACTTAAAAAATACAAAAAAATACAAGAAGATTTTATTTGAGGATACTTTATTCCCAGAATAAAATCTATATTTATAGTATAAAAAATGTCTGCTCAAGAAACT